CTGCGGTCGTTCAAGCTCTTAACGCCGTTGCGTTTTGGGTTTCCTACAACCAAGCGGACATCAACGTTGGTGGGATGCTAGATCTACTTCGCTCAGGCAGCTTTACGCAAAGCCGGGGTCTCTACTATGGAGCGATTTCGCCTGCATCGAATCAGTGGCTTACATCGGTTCAGTACATGGCAGCTTACGCGGGGCTTGCGATGTCTACTAACTTTAACGGCAGTAACACGACTCAAACGATGCATCTAAAAGCGCTCGCAACTATTCAGCCAGATCCAACTATGACTCAAACGATTTTGGCTCTTGCGGTTGCAGCCGGTGCAGACACTTACGTAAGCATTCAAGGGGTGCCGAAAGTATTTTGTTCAGGCCTCAACAGCTTTTGGGACCAAGTTTATAACCTATGTTGGTTTGTCGGCGGTCTTCAAGTTGCGGGCTTTAACTATCTCGCTCAATCAAGCACCAAGATTCCGCAGACTGAGCAAGGTATGGACGGACTTAAAAGTGCTTACCGAGCCGTGTGTGAACAAGGTGTTACCAACCAATATTTGGCGCCAGGCTCGTGGACAAGTTCCACCACCTTCGGGAACCAAGTGGACTTCGTTAACAACATCTTGCAACGCGGTTACTACATCTATTCGCAGCCGGTCGCTCAACAAGCGCAAACGGCAAGGGCGGCTCGGCAAGCTCCGCTTGTGCAAATAGCGGCAAAACAGGCCGGTGCAATTCATAGTTCTTCGGTCATCGTTAACATAAACGCGTAAGTTTGAAAGGATTTATCTATGGCAAAAATAGCATTATCTGGAAATGACACAGTCGTCTTAAACAACCAACCCCTATCGGATTTCGCCGATGGGAACGTTGTCGAGCTGACTTACCCTAATGACATCGCAAACGTGAAAACCGGAAAGAACGGGAACGCGATTTTCGGCTACAACGCTTCGGGCGCACAGTGCGAAGTAAAGATGCGAATCATTCGCGGCGGCAATGACGACAAGTTCTTACAAAACTTGCTCGCTCAACAAAACGCCAACTTCTCGGGCACGGTTCTCTTGACCGGCACGTTCATCAAGAAACTTGGTGATGGTGCAGGTAACGTCGGCTCAGATACCTACATTCTTTCGGGCGGTATCTTTAAGAAATCGATTGAAGGGAAGTCGAACGTTGAAGGCGAAACCGATCAATCGATTGCGATGTATGAAATGAAGTTTTCGCAAGCGGTAAGGGTTTTGACTTAACATGAGAGAAATAAAATTGCCGAGCGGCGCAGTTTTGAAAATCGGTGTCTCACCATTCGAAGTTTCGAAGGCTCTTTATCAAGCGATTTTAGAAGAGGCGAAGGCGGTTGCTTTCGTCTCTACAACTGAAATGGCGAGTGTCTATAAAGACATTTTTTGTGTTGGATTATCATCGAAGAAAATTGAGGCGTGTTTGTGGGAGTGCTTTAAGAAGTGCATCTACAATAGCGGTAAGGGCGATTTAAAAATCGACAAAGATACTTTTGAACCCGTTGAGGCACGCAGCGATTATGTCGCTGTTTGCATCGCGGTCGCAAAGGAAAACATCGACCCTTTCGTGAAAGGCCTCTATGCAGAGTACAGTCAGTTCTTCGAGATGATAGGAAGCGACCAAAAATAGAGGCCGTTGACGACGTATTGTTGATTCATCTCAAGCTCGTTAAGTTGGGCTTCGGGTCTTATGCGGAAGTAAAAGAGCTCGGGGCTCGCGTAGTGTTGCAAGCACTCAACTATGAAGAGTTTTGCAGCGACTACGAAAGGATGTATTGGGAGTTGAACAAAAATGAGAGTTAGTAACCTAAAGTTTTATGACGAAGTTTCATGGCGTTACTCATCCGTTTTCGGGCTTTCCACATATGCAATTGAACTACTCGTAAATCTAGGGGGCGTCAATTGCAGATAGCCGAATTGTTTGTGCAGCTTGGAATCAAAGGGGCCGACAAAACAGTCGGCGCACTCGGTAACGTTAAAAAGGGAATGAGCGACTTAGGCTCATCATCGATCGAGACCAAAGCGGCCATTCTTGGTGCTATGTATGGTTTAGAGCGAATGATGGCAATTTCAGGCGCCGCAGGTACGGGGCTCACCAATTTTACTGCGTTCACTGGGAAATCCGCGCAAGACCTACAAAAATGGCAATTCGCGGCTCGTCAAGCGGGTGTCGGCGCCGAAGAGATGACCGGCTCCGTAAAAGCGCTGCAAAACTCGATGTCCAACATGCTTATGGGCAAAGGACCGCCCGAGGGCATCGCGTTAATGTCGAGGGCCCTGGGTGGGGTCAAAAAAGAGGACTATCAAGACACCTTCCTAATGCTAAAGCACTACAATGACGCGATTCAAAAGTTGCCGCTCATTCAGGGCAACATTGTTGGCAAAGGCGCCGGGTTATCTGAAGGCACCATCGCAGCGATGCGCCGAAATATGTTTACGCCTGAAATGCTTTCGAAGGCGCCCACATATTCTGGAAACGAAATCGGCTCACTAGATAAATCAAACATCGCTTGGTCAAATCTCAATAATAAAATGCAAATGGCTTTTGGCCACTTCAACGCAAAACATGGCCAATCGATGGTGAATGACATTTCAAAAGTCGTTGACCAAGTTTTAAAACTTGCCGAAGCTTTCGAAAAAATCTCTGAGAAATTAAAGCTCTTCGAAGTTATCAATGAAATCTTTAAGGGCTGGGGTTTGATCTTTGACACGATCGGGTCCGGCGTAGATAAGCTTTCAGGCTTTTTAGGTAAAGGCGAAACCGCAAGTACTGATAAAAAAGGAAACTTAAAAAAGAACCCCGTCGCAATGCTTAGTGATTGGGTCGGCGGCCAAATAGACGGCCATTTTGCATCTCAAGATCATATGAACGGACTAACTCCGAACGTCGGCGGCGGAAAAAACGTCACCAACAACACAAGCATCAATCAAAATATTACTCACCATGGTGATGCTAAAGACACAAAGGCAGTTAAGGACGCGCACCGTCAAGGCATCAACCATGCTTACCGCCAACGCGCGGCTCAGAGACAGGGGACATAGATGGCAAATTTATCAGCCCTCGCACCTATTACGACAACGGCAACAGCGCTTTCGAATCTTATTCTTGTAAGCCCGCAATCAACGATCGGGTACCAACCGCAAAATCCGCCAAATCCTGACGGGACGCAGTCAATCGCTCAACCGCCGCCTGCATTCCTTTTCCACTACGAAGGCGAACAAAGTATTGCTTTAGAAAGCGATATTACAGACCACTACATCGAGGACAATACGGCCCTCCAAGATCAAATCGCTTTAAAACCACCAATCATAAGCACGCACGGTTTCATTGGTGAACTTAACGACATCGCGCCCCCGGCATTGGCGCCTGTAAAAGCGCTCGCCGATAAACTTACGATCATCTCGGCTTACACGCCTTCGCTTTCAGTTTCGGCGTTGATCGCCTATAACACGGCTTTTCAGCTTTACCAGGTCGCGCAAAACGCTATCAACTCAGCCGTCAGTTCGTGGTCGTCGATCAACGGCACTGGCGGGGAAAGCGTTATCAGCGGAAATTCAAGCTTTCCGATTGCAACTGAACCAAACCAAAATAAGCAACAACAAGCTTTTCAACAGCTCTTTGGTTTTTGGCAAAGTCGAACTCTTTTCACTGTTCAAACGCCTTGGGCCGTGTTCACCGACATGGCAATCAAGTCTATGCGTCCGATCCAGGATGCCGAGACCGCTTACATCACGAGTTTTGAAATGAGCTTTAAACAAATTAGATTCGCTCAGACTTCAACGACTGCGGGCACCATTGGATCAAACCAACAAGGTAGAGCGGCTCTTCAATCACAAGGCGCAACTAATTTAGGAACATCGACGCCCGTACAGGGACCGAGTCTTGCGACGAGTCTAACTTCAAGCTTCGGAGTCGCGTAATGTACGCAGTACAACAAATCACCTCAGCCCCGGCTCAAACGCAAACTTTGATTTTGCCCGATGGCACTTCAACCACCATTACGATGGCTTTTTACCCGCAACAATACGCTTGGTTCATCACTTCATTGGTGTGGAATAGTTTTACTCTTAACGGACTCCAAATCACAACAAGCCCTAATATGCTTAACCAATGGCGGAACTCTTTGACTTGGGGACTTGGGTGTTTTGTTTCAGGGAACCGCGAAGCCACGCAACAACAAGACTTTGAAAGCGGTGCTGCGGTTCTCTACATTTTAAGTGCAGCCGAAGTCGCCGAATATGCACAGATTTTAGCGGGGACCGGAACCTGATGTATAAGTTTGGGCGCAACTATGTATTACAAGTTGGCACTCCAAGCGGAGGGACTCTCACCATAGAGCTTCCGTTCACTATTGAATTCGACATCACTAGAAACACTTTAACTTCGGCTAACGTTTGCTCAATTCGGATCTATAACTTGAACGCGGCAAATAGAAACCAGATCCGCTTTAACGTTATGGACACCGGCATCTTTCAATCGGTCATTTTACAAGCCGGGTATGGGCAAAATCTTTCGACCGTATTTACTGGCAACATCACACAAGCCTGGTCGGTTCGTGAGGGCACGAATTTCATAACTACACTCGAGTGTTTTGATGGTGGATATGCGTTTAATAACGGCCAAATCAGTACGCAGTTCCCCGCCGGGACTTCGGAAAAGATCGTTCTTCAAACTGTCGCGTCAGCACTCCCTTTCGTTTCTCTTGGGTCAATAGGCAATTATCCGGACCAAAACGGCGTCTCTACTCTCGGAACCTTGCCGCGCGGAAACGCGGTCAGCGGCTCGACCGTTCAAGTTCTAACGCAGCTGACGGGTACTAATGGGTTTTTCATCGACGGCGGAAAAGTGAACTGCTTAGGCGATAACGAGTGCACGCCCGGCGGAACTCCTTTGATCGATGATTCGTCAGGGCTACTTGCGACGCCGGTCCGGGAGCTTACGAAAATGACGTTCGACATGATTTTCGAACCGGGCTTAGTCGCGGGCCAACTAGTTAACCTGCAAAGTGCTGAAGGCACCTCTAAAAAAGCAAACTTCAATGGTGTTTATAAAGTGACAGGCGTCAAACATCGAGGCACGATTTCGGGCGCCGTTTGTGGGGACGCGATCACTTCCGTTGAACTCTTTTACGGAACGCAAGGGCCTCAGAAGTTAGTTGTGGTGCCTAGGTGAGCTTTACTTTAAACGCCACGACAAATGAACCTTCGTTAAGTGATCTTTTAAGTTTGCTCAAAAAAGAAATCATGCTTGAGCTAAACTCGCACCATGTGGGTACGGTCCAAAGTTTTAACTCGACAGCGATGACAGTTGTTGCAACAGTTAACTACACGAAGACTTTCTTTGAGAGAAACTCTTCAACGAACCAATATGTTCCGGTTCAGGTCAACTACCCAATTGCCATCGACTGCCCTGTTGTAGTACTGGGCGGGGGCAAATCAAATCTCACATTCCCCATCGCAAAAGGCGATGAGTGCCTACTACTCTTTAACGACCGGGACATAGACAATTGGTTTAAGACGGGAAGTGCCACGAGCCCCGTCAACTCTTCAAGGCTTCACGCGTTTTCTGACGCCATTGCGTTGGTGGGAGTCAAGTCCACGCCAAACGTCCTTAGTTCTTATGACACGGCGCGCGCGATACTCACCAATGGAAATGCCAAAGTCGGCTTTAATTTAAGCAACAACAAAGTCACACTTTTAAACAGCTCAACAAGTTTAGGTACCGCTTTAGGGAACCTATTGACCGCGCTGTCGTCTTTAGCGACGGCACTCAATACTGCGGCGACGGCCTTTGAAGGGAACCCGACTGTCGAGACAGCAGCGAAGGCCGGGGGCATGGCGTTAGGGACTGCATCGACAGCCCTTACATCGGCAGTAAATTCAGTTCAAACTTTAATTACGGGGTTACTCGAATGATCGTAAGAGCACTTGACGTAAATGGTGATTGGGTTTTTGGAATCGGTACCAGCGCATACCTTTCTGGAAACGCCGCTATCGCCCAGGATATTCAAACTAGACTTAGTTCATTTTTAGGCGATTGCTTTTTCGACACAGGAGCGGGCATCGATTGGTTTAATTTGTTGGGCGGTAAAGACCTAACAGCCTTGAACCTCGCAGTGGCCGCAGTTATCTTAAACACAAACAATGTGACAGGCGGACTTCAACTTTCTGTTGTCTACAATCCGGCAACTAGGTCGGTCACGATAAAGTATCAAGTGCAAACGACATACTCTCAGCTTTCTAATAGCTTCGAGTATGACCTAAGCACCATTTAGGGGGAGCGATGCCAAATTCACTTACGTCAACGGGTCTTACAGTCGTCACACAAACAGAGTTAGTCACAAACTACACGGCCTCTTACGAGGCTATTTACGGCTCAACGATCAATTTGGCCTCAAACTCCCCTGACGGCCAAATGATGATGATTTTTATCCAAAGTGTTTTGGACATCGCAAACCTACTCTCACAAATCTATAACTCATTTGATCCAGATAATGCGGTTGGAAACGTTTTAGATCAACGGGTCGCAATCAACGGCCTCGTAAGACAAGCGGGCACGTTCACCCTCACCAACATAACTTTGGTGATGTCTCAGTCTGTGAACCTCTACGGTCTTGATCAAACTGCGCAATCTGTTTTCACGGTCGCCGATAACGCCGGTAACCAGTGGCAACTTCAAACGACTCAGTTGGGCGTTTCAGGCACTCAAGTTTATGCGTTCCAAGCGGCCAACCCCGGCGCGGTTTTAACAACTCCAAATACTATTACGATTCCAGTGACTGTAGTTTTGGGCGTAACTTCGATCAACAACCCCACCACCTACACAAGTCTCGGCATAAATGCTGAAACCGATGCGGCCTTAAGAATTCGAAGACTCCAGTCGGTATCTCTTGCGAGTCAAGGGTACTACGCGGGCCTCTTAGCCGCTCTTGAAAACATCAACGGCGTCACTAGTGCATTCGTTTATGAAAACTGGACCTCGGCAACAAACGTTGCGGGGGTGCCGGGGCACTCGATTTGGGTTATCGTCGCAGGGACTGGGGCGGCAGCGTCGATCGCAAACGCGATCTACACCAAAAGAAACGCGTGCTGCGGAATGTTTGGAGCGACTTCTTACGTCATCACGCAAGTGGACGGAAGCTCCTTTATCGTTTTATGGGACTCGGTTACGGCCCAAAATCTTTTCGTCAGCTTCACGGCCACTTCAGTTAACGGCGTAACTCCGCCAAATATCGCGGCAGTTAGATCGGGGCTTGTTTCTAGTTTCGTTCCGGGCGTTTATTCCGAAGTGAACATCAACACTTTGGCCACTCTCGTTCAAGCAATCGACCCGAACACATTGGTGACGTCAGCGGGCTTTAGCACCGGGGCTGTTCAAACCCTCGCACTCTCAGCCGTCGCCGCATCAGGCACTTTTGTCGTTAACTATAACGGAAACACAACGGCCGCGATCAATTGGAATGATTCCCTCTCGACGATTCAAACCAAAATTCAAGCGGTCTCGGGACTCACGGCCGCAACCGTTACGGGCTCGATTTCGAGTCAGTCTTTGGTGGTCACTCTAAACGCCGGATCTGTTTTAGGACTTCTCTATGTGACTTCGAACTCGCTCCTCACGGCCGGGTCGGCAGCGATCACTTTCACTTATAACGAGGGGTATTCTAATACACTTTTACCCACGTCGCAGAAATATCAATTTGCAGTTTCGAGCCCAAATACCATCATTATCGCAATGCAAATGTCCCCCTCAACTTTGAGTATCGCACCTCTCGGAACTCAAACTTTCGTAGCGGTCGGGGGTTACGGGTCTTACGTTTACTCGTTAGCTACGAATGCGAGCGGAGCGTCTATTAATGCATCATCAGGCGCCTACACGGCCGGATCGACTCCAAACGTGACCGACGTAGTTAAAGCGACAGACGTACTTGGTAACTCGATCACCACCAGTATTTCGGTGACGTAATATGACCCCACTTCAGCTTTTAAATTATTATGCGAACTTACTGATTTTACAGTATTTGCAAAAGCCAAAAGCTTATGCGACGGCCCAGGCCGTCGCCACTCCTACGCTTTTACCTCAGACAACGGTTCAGGCGATTGCGTTTTCAGGGACCGCTGCAAGTGGCGCTTTCGTTTTAAACTACACACCCTTTGGTGTAAACCAAACGACATTACCGACTTCGTCGATTGCTTGGAACGCATCAGCGTCTACTATTCAATCTGACCTTCAAGCTTTATCGGGGCTCGGGTCTGTGACAGTTTCCGGAAGTATCGCAGCCGGACTTGTGGTGACCTTTACTGGAGTTCCGCCGGTTGCGCCCCTTTTGACTGTTACTTCTAATACGCTCGCGACTTCCGGTTCCGTGGCGATTACTTTAACCGTTACACAGACAGATATTACTCTACCCTTAGCACTTCAAAATGCGTTTAACCTCACGGGCTCAAACATCGCGAGTGGTGTGCAGTTACAAGTTCTCGGAAAATATGCAGGGGTTTTTAGAACGGTCGGCCTCTCAACAGGGGCGATCACTTTAAGTGACGCTGACTTTTTAACGTTGATCCAATTTGCTATTTTAAAAAACAGCGCCGGAAGTTCCTTAGCTACTATTCAAGCGTTACTTTTTGAATTCTTCCCGAACGAGGTTTTTGTATTTGACTACTCAAATATGCGAATGAGTTACTTTATTAGCTCAAACGTTGGGAGTCAAAACTTAGCCCGTGCTCTTGTGGCGGAAGGACTCTTGTTTAGGCCGATGGGGGTTCAACTCGCATCCGTTATTTATGCGGCGAACACCAATGATTTTTTCGGAATGAGAACTTATTCGTTGGTAGCTCATAACGTGAGCCCATTTAATAACTACACAACTTACACTCAAACGTGGCCTTGGCTTTCATACGCCGATGCTATTTCGTCTTAGGGGAGAAAAACTATGTCTAGGCTTTCAAGGTACACGCAGCAGATTTTTGGGTCAGGTGCCGGTTCAAATCAGATTGCCGAATTCGGTAGTCTCGCGGCCGCAAGCCCGGCCACATATTCAGGGACAACGATCACGCCAACGATCGTTCAAAGCCTTTCAAACTATCTAAGCGGATGGTTCGGCGCAGTCATTGGTGGGAATAGTCCGGCCATCGAAGACATGAACGCAATTTGCTACTTGTACGCTTATCAGCTTGCTTACGTAATGCAGTTAGGAATCGCTGAATGGGACGCGGGCACGACATATTATGTTGGAAGTATCGCTCAAGACGGCACGGGAAACATTTACGCGTCTCTCACCAATAGCAATACAAACAACGCTCTCTCATCGACGGCCAATTGGAAACTGATGGTCTCTAACCCGTTTACAACTCTCGGGGACATTTCTTATAGTTTGGCGAACGGAGTCCCGGCTCGGTTAGGTGGAAATACCACGGCGGTCCCACAAGTTCTAACTTCAACAGGCAGCGGCTCAGCCGCCGCTGCACCATCTTGGGTTATCCCTGGAGACAGTTTTGTTTCGCAAAGCAGTGCTTTAAATCCGGCTGTTATAAATACGAAGTATTTGCTAAGTGGATCGGCCTTTAACATCACCCTACCTGACGCTACGACCGCAGGCTGGGCGGGTAAGCCGTTCTTTTTCCAACATAACGGATCGAACTTTGTTGGGTACACTTTTTTAACTACTGGTGGACAAACTATCAACGGACCGGGCGGCACAGTATCTAGCGGTAACTACGCCATGTACACGAACGGCGAGAAACTTGTTCTCTACTCCGACGGTTTTAACTGGCAAGTGGCCGAGCATGAAACCATAACTGGTTGGAGTACACTTTCAACTATCGCGGTTACGTCAACAGGTGCGCACTCGTTTACGATTGCAAGCTCAAGTGTGACGGCGGGTGCCGTCTATAGTACAGGGGGCAATAACTACATAGCTTCCGCCACCATCGTCTCTACCACCACCATGCTCATGTCTGGCACAGGGACACCGGGAGCATCCGGCACTCTTACGAAAGTTTCCGGAACCGGGCCCGCTACTATCGCATACAGCGCGGTATCAAACAGTGCCCCAGTGAAAGGTTCTACTTCTCTCGATCAATACATGTGGAGAAGACTCGGCGACTCTGTAGAATTTTGGTATCAGCTAGTCTTCACGGGTACTGGGTCAAACGGAACGGGGGACTATGTGTTTGATTTTAGTTCTATAGGAAGTTTCGGTGCATCGGTACTCATCGCTTTACCGACTGTAACGGCGCTCGGATCGCAAGGGTCTAACACAGCATACAGCCCTTACCGTATCCCGGCGTCTGGTTTCCTTTCTGTTCAGGCCGGTAACCAACAATGGGTTACCGACATAGTTCCTTACTCCCCCAGTTCTTATAAAATAGAATTTGAAGGTGGCAGTAACAACGGCTTCGTAGGTAACGCACTCGATGGGTTCGGTAGTCAAGTCGGATTTAGTTTAAAAGCCGTCGTTCAAGTTCTCGGATGGCAGCCGTAAAATGGAAGAGCTTCAAAAACTCTTACTCGAACAAGGAAGTGCTCTAGGATTTGGAGCACTCTTCTTACTTAAAACGGGCGAGATGGTTTGGAAGTATCTAAGGCGTAAAGAGAAAATCACTGAAGACAGCATCAGCCATTTAAAATGCGCTTTAGAGAAAAACACGGCGGAACTTGTTTCGTCCCAAGTTGAAATGAAGAAACTAAAACTTGATCTAAGACGAGCGTTTTACGCGATCAAAAAACTTTCCGGCGCATCGTGGGTTCAAATCGCCGAAGAGATGAGAAACTTTTCTAACGATGAAATAGGGGGCTAAAACAAAATGGCTTTACAAAAAGGTTCGGAAGGGTTCGCAGTTACGAACCTGCAAAAGAATTTGAATCAAATCGGCGCTGCAAAATTAGTTGATGACGGCCTCTTTGGCGACGCAACCTCAGCAGCGGTTGAAGTTTTCCAATCGATCCATTCACTCCCGATCACGGGCGTCGTCGATGATGCGACTCAAAACGCTATCACTAAAGCACTTGTCGGCCAAATCGTTATGCCTCAAGACGGGCCGGTGCCTTGGATGGCCTGGATGAAATCTCACATTGGTGAGGTTGAACAATCGGGTGCAAAAGCGACTGATTTTGATAACGAGGTTTTCAGCCACACTTCTTATGGGCGCCTTGACGGCGTTATGGCCCCCGGCTGTGCAGCGACGGCTTGTGCCGCTCTTGAAGAATCGGGCTTTAAAAGTCCTCATAACGCTGCCGCTGAGTCGTTTCGAAACTTTGGCGTCCCTTGCGATCTTAAACCGGGCGCAATCGTCGGCTTCAACTGGGAAGGCAAAAAAGGTGTACACGCAGACCATGTAACATTTTGTGACCATATCGTCGATGACAATGTTGTGGCCTGCTTAGGGGGCAATCAATCTCACCAAGTACAAGTCTCTATTTTTTCTAGGCAGTTCATCGATTTCGTAAGATGGCCGAGTGAAGTAGCGGCCGCTGAGCCTTTGCCAGTGCCGGAAGTGGCCGTTGACGCGGCACCTATAAAAGTTAAAAAGTCGAGGGTTTAACGGCCCTCTTGAATTGCCGATAAGTTCTAAAACATACTTAAACCAAAAGGGGAATATAAAATGAAAAATCTATGTCTTACCGTAATGGCCGTTACTATCTGGGTCTATGCGTTTATGGCTCACTCACAAGCCGCACCCGCAGCCGTTGTCGCACCTGCTGCCGCCGTTGTCGCACCTGTCGCAGCCGCAGTTGTATCGGCAGCTCCCGCTGCGTCTTCGTTTCTTAGTGCAGGATTTATCGCACTCGTGATTTCAATTGTTGCTTGCCTCAATATTGCATTGAGCGCGGTTCAACAAATGTTTTCAAGTCTTTCTAAAAGTGAGCCGGGCTGGCTTCAAAGCGTTTCGAGTGTTGTGCTCGCAGTCGCTAAGTTCTTGGGTTCAAACCCAAGCGTTTAAGTTTACATCCCCAGCGTCTTAGGACTCTGGGCGCGGGTACCGACGTAGCTCCCGTTACGTCGGTACCTTGCTTTTTGAAAGGCTGAAATGGGTTCGATCGTTACGCTGATTCAATGTTTGCCGCAAATCTTAGCGCTCATTAAAAGCGTTGAAAAAGCCATCGCCGATGCACAGGCCGAAGTGGCCGTTAAAGACCAACTTGTGAAAGTGAAGGCTGCCTTTGATAATAAAGACGCTACTAGCCTCAACGCTCTTTTTAATAAGTAGCTGCGTTTCAGCGCCACCATTGGCGGCGCCAAATCCAGTTCATTGGCAGTTTGTGGAAATCATCCCGGGTAAGGTCATGGCGTGTTTACCGGACGCTGACGTTCAAGATTTAGCGGCTAGACTTTTAAGATGTGAACAGGCCGCAGCGGCTGAGGCCCCTTAACCCCTTCGCCTTACAATGGTGGGCCAACCGTGCATCGGGTGGGGAACCCAAACTTGCGTTTTATTGACGACAATTCGTACTTTGCCTTTTCGATTCATAAAATAAAAATCATTGAATTCAACGAACTTATCGGCGATCACTTCACGTTTTTTGTAGCGGTGAAGACAGTACTCGAAGAGCTTATAGCTACAAACTATCTGAGTGTGGTTCATTTTCGGTACCTCGGACCTTTCCAACCCTTCGCTTCAAGCGGCAAACCTTTTGCCCACAAAGGCGGTTTACATAGGATTTTAACGAACTCGTCAATTGACCCCTCACCAAATGGTTTTTCACAAAGCGCTTCATCGTGAACCATAAGTAGTGACAGATAACCTTTTTCTTCTAAGCGAACCATCGCGGGCATTATTAAATCTCGGGCCGATGCTTGGACGATGTTCTCGGTCAACGTTCCGCCCCAGGTACGCTCGACAGCCCATTTCTTTGTTTTCGAATTCACGGCCCAAAACTCTAAGGTCTTACGAGGCCCCCACTCAGTTTCTCTCATGGTGATTTGCGGCTCCCGGTACGCAATGCGCCTACCCGAAGGAAGCTGCACCCATAAGAAACCCTTGGTGACTCTAAACATGCACTTACCGACGTTAGGAAGCGAAGCTGGGTTTTCAATCGCTGAAATCGCTGCGTTTTCATAAGCTTTCCAAAGAAGTGGAACTGCTGCATTTGCGGTTCGATATTTTGAAATGGCGTCTTGAGATTGCTCGTCGGTTAGTTTTAGGCGGTACATATCAAAAGCTGTCGTCTGAAACTTCTTCCACCCCATTCCAAATCCCCCACCAAGAATCTGCGCTTTGCCGAGCTGACGTTCTTCTTCGGTGATGTCCTCGTACTTTTTGCCTGTGTTCATCATCGCTTGGTAGATGTAGGGGTCTTTTCCGTCACGTAAAACCTTTAAGCCTGGAATGTTGTCAGCCAACCACCAAAGAACGGCGACCTCGATTTTACTAAAATCGGCAACGAACAACTCTTTACCAGCACTCGGTATGATCATGTTCCTTAGTACCGACGAGAAAAGGACGGCCAGACTTTCGCCGTAAAGGAGTTGAAGCATTTCAGGCTCTAGCTCTATGACGTTGTCGACCAGCTCATAAGGGCGGTCTTTATCTAACTTGATAGCACCTCTTGGAAAGTTGTGGGGCTGAATGCCGGTGCCGGTATCGCGGCCCGTGGAGGCCCCGTGGTAAAGCAGGATGTCACGGCAACGCCCATCGGGCATCGCCCGGTTAAGAAAAGCCTGGTACTTCTTGGTGGAGGTTTTCGACAAAGCGCGGCGAATTTCTAGGAGTGCTTTCATGTCGCCTGAAAGCTTGCCTCCGTTTATAGCGTCGTCAACGGTCTTAGACTTGATGTCTGGGAGCACGATACCTTCGAGGGCGAGAAAATCTAAAATGCTTTTACGAGCACCTGGTTTCGTCACGAGGCCCATCGTGAGGGAGTCGAGGTCCTTTAATTTCTTCTTTGATTCGGCTTCCATTATTGTCACGATCTTTTTGACCGTTGGGATGTCAATTGGGAGACCCCGCCAATTAAGGCGTTGGTTATGAAACCAAATCTCTTGTTCTTCTTTGTTTAGGTCTGGGAGCGACTGGTCAAGTAGTTCTTCAGTGCGAACATCGATTTTGCAGTACTCATAAAGGACGTTCCAAACTTCGGGGTTATCCGAGGCATCTAAGAACTTCTTTGGCTCACCTTCGTGAATTAGTTTTTCCATTCGCTTTCTTAAAAGCTTTTTCCCTGAATGATAGTCGTCTTGAAGTTTTCTCCAAGCGTTCCATTTCTTGGTGGGTTTACAGGTCAGCATCATCGCAACGTAGCCGCGTTTGTCTTTTTGAGTAGTGAGTTTCATCGCGGCACCGGCGCCTTCGAGGTTTCTAGGTAGCGCACACGCCGCAGCTTTCGCCGCTGTACAGCGGTAGTAGTGAAACGGAATCGACGGCCAACCGTACCTCTTCACCAAGATGTTCTCGTAAATACATCTTTCAAAAAACGCGTTGTGAGCCGAAAACTGATAGCCCTCGACGATCGCTTTCACCCACATTTCTTGAAGTTTTATCGACTGGTCTCGCCAATGGCGGTTAACGACTTCAAAGTTTAAAAAGTAGACCTTTGGATTTCCATAGAATTTAAACGCCAAGCATGTCGGCTGCGTAGTTGGGTCGAGTGAGTATTTAAACGCCCCCTCCGCCTTTAAATTTGAGCACGACCTAGTCTCAAAATCGAAGGTAATGCGCTTAATTGGTTTCAAGCTCTCTCACATGAACTAATTTTAAAAGTTCTCTAAAGTCCTCTTCAACACCTAGCGGTCCGTTTAAAAGATACATTTCGTTTCGAATAAGAAAACTTCTTATTCTTTCCCGCCAGTAGGCCAAGCATTCATCCAGAAGTGCCATGATTGTTTCGTCTGAGTCGGTCATCCTATCACCCATTCAAACAACATCGTTCCGCCAACTCCAATTATGATTATTACGGCGACTAGTCCTAAACAGACCAATGCGCCTTGCCAGTCTCGCTCACTCACTCCGCATCCTCCCGGTGTTTGTTTGCTTTAACTCTGAGGGCATAATGTTCCAGATGGCTCCACAGATACCGCACTTGGCCTTAGCCATTTTCTTTAATCAGCTGAAGAAGCTTGTCTGCAAATTTCGTGTATTCATTTTCGCGAGCTGTTAGGCGAGCGCCGGCGGCGGCGGCGGCGCCGGCGGCGGCGGCGGCGTAGGCGGCGTAGGCGGCGTCGGCGGCGTCGGCGGCGGCGGCGTCGGCGGCGTAGGCGTAGGCGTAGGCGTAGCCGGCGGCGTCGGCGGCGGCGGCGGCGGCGGCGGCGTCGGCGGCGTCGGCGGCGGCG